CTAAACAAGATCAAAAAAGATATCGCCGTTGTTTGCGATGACAATTCGGCGGATGAAGCGATTCCATGCTTCCTTTTTCCCGCTTGGCGGCAGTTTGTCGTATGCGTCGATTAATGACATGACAAGCGCTTCGTCTATGGGCTTTGGTTCGGGCGGTACGTTCAGTTTTTCCTTTAATGCTGTATATTCAATTTCGTATTTCTCTCGGTTGATTAGATCGGCAAGGTAAAGGTCTGTCAGCTTGTCCATTTTCCGTTTGATCGCCGCCGTGTCAACCGGCGGTTTTATTTTTCCCGCCTTGAGTTTTGCGTTGTGCGCTTGAACTTCAATCGGCAGCTTCATCAACAGGTACGCCTCAAGCTCTGCCTCGTTGATTCTCTTTTTGTGGCTGCAAAGACCGATTTCATAGTTTTTGCATCGATAATAAAAGTAATCTGTCCCCCGTTGCCGTGTTGAATGCGTCACAAGACGATGGCCGCATTCGGCGCACCAGACAAGGCCGGAGAAAAGCCAAGTATGCCGCGATCCGTTGTTGCGAACGCTTCTCGCCGTCAGCATCCGCTGAACAAGGGCAAAATCCTCCGGCGGTATCAGCGCGTCACAGACCTGAATCCCGTTATTCTTTCCGATGTAACGTTCATTGCCCAGCGCGTTCTTGATGTGATGATTTCCTCGCATTATTCCGAACTCGGAAACGAGCATCTTCTTGACGTGGTTAATGCTTCCTGTGGCGATGTAATCCTCAAACATCCGCCTCGCAATGTGCGCCGTTTCCTCGTCGATGCAAAGGCGGCTTTCGACGGCCTTTAACCCGATGGGCGTCTTACCCGCCGGGCAGAGACCAAGCTCCCGCTTATGCTGCATGATTCGTTTAACGCGCTCTGACGTTCTGTCTGCCTCGTCCTGCGCGACGGACAGCATTATATTGACCTTTAACCGACCGGCGGCGGTGGCGGTCTCGTAGTCTTCATATGTCGCTTGCCAGACAACACCGTGCGCGTCTAGGACTTCCTGCGCCTTGTAAAACTCTCCGATGTTGCGGAACCAACGGTCTAATTTCGTGAACGCTACGAGATCGATTTGCCTCGCTTCCACATCGGATAGAAGCCGCTGCAATTCAGGCCGCTTTGACACGCTTTTCCTGCCGCTTACCCCGGCATCGACGTAATAATCAACGACCTTATGCTTGTTTTCTTCTGCCCATTTTTTCAGGCTTTCTTTCTGGTCATCGACGGAAAGGCCGTGAACGGCTTGTTCTTCCGTGGAGACGCGGACATAAAGTGCAACTCTCATTTCTTTTTCCCCTTGTAAATGCTTTTGAAGGCGTAAATGATGGTTGCGACGGAGGCGTTCAGTATCAGGGCGAGGACGCCCGCAAAAATGCTTGTCCCAGCCGAGCGGAAAATACCGGCGGTCTCTATCTGGATGTCAAATATGATGTACCATACAACGGCGCACAAAAGAATACTGCATACGCCTATGAGCATATAAATTGTCCTTGTGTGGGTTTCCCCCTGCTTTCTCAGCCCTGCGTTCATTTCTTGCAGATGCTTTACTTCGCCGGATAACCGCACGTTCTCCAATTCCAGATCATGGACATGCTGTGTGTCCGGCTGCTCATCCAGACCGACAAGCTCATTTAGTGATAGATTCAATACCTTACACGTTGCAGCGGCATAAAAAAGGAGCGGGTGCTTGACCCGCCCTGCATTTGTGTCGCAGATGTTGTTATAGGGAACGCCGGACAGGTCAGATAATTCTTGCAGGGTGAAGCCGCTGGCATTTTTCGCTTTGCGAAGTTTGGCTGGATACTCGTCTAAGTAAGGCTGTAGGTCTGTGAGCGCGGACACTTTTTCTCCATCTCCATTCAGTTGTTGGATTTCCCGGCAGTTTTGGGAACGGTTCTTGAATCTTCCTCCTGATTTGTGATTTACAACATGGACTTTATGGGCAAGAGCGGGTACGCTTGAGATGTGGCAGACGTGTCGGTTTACCACCTTACCCGAAGCCCCGGCAGAGGTTGCCGCCAACGCCGGGGCACTTCTCACTTTATGATGTAAGCGGACGCCTCATAAGACGTTATATCATTGAAGTTGACAAAGCGCTGCATTTCGCGCCCGTCCATTGTCTCAAATTCCGCCTCGCTGTCCTCATGTATCGGATCGGAGATATAAGACGATATGACGCCGACCGGATCATCGCCGGAGAACAGAACAACATAAATGTTGCAATAGGTTACCAGTTTTCCGGTCGTGTTTTCCACAATGCCGGAAGAAACGACGCCGGACGGGTTATACGGGCGGGTGTCTCTGCCGAAGGTCACGTCCTTTGTCGGCAGAAAAGTAATTTCCTCGAACGCTTGTTGAAAGTCAATGGACGGAACGGCGGTAAGATTCCGCTCTTCTGTTGTGATAACTTCCTGCTGGAAGAAGTACGATTTTTCGCCTGGCTTTATGACGCTGGGATAACCGCCACCGATGTTCTTCGTTTCAACAATGTTTCCGGCTTCGTCCACGAGATCGACATAGCTCGGTTTTTCATAACTTAACGTTATATTGCAGTCGCCCTTGTTTTCGACGACGAAAAGGATTTGAGCAAACGTGTTTCTCCCAGCGTCATCCGTTCCAACTTTGCAGTTTGTGTACGTTATTTCGTAATCAATTACCGGTTCCGGCTGCGGCGTCGGTGCTGGCGACGGCTCCGGTGTGGCTGTCGCTTCAACAACCTGACTTGCTTCTTTCGCCGTTTGAGCCTCTGCGCCGCATGCGCAAAGCGTGAAAACGAGCGCAAAAAACAAGGCAAGGGCAAGCAGTTTCTTTCTCATAACATCCAATCTCCTATTAAATTTTTGTTGCGGCTATGTCCAGAATAAATTTTCATGTCGATAGAATCAACAGAAAATTGTCGAAAAACAATTTAGGGAAGTGATAAAATGCAAACGCCCGTTGACGCACCGGAGCGAGACGCCCGGCGGATTATTTTCCTGCTTGAATTTTACAAATACATAACGGAGGAAGAGCATGGACGAGGAACGGAGAGAGCTTGTGGAAATGATCTGTCAGATGACGGAGGAACAGTTTGAATGGTTTATAAATCAAGTGCAGCTTTTGTTATCTGATGCAGAATCTTGACCTTATCATCCGGCAGGGAAAGAATCAGTTCGATCATTTCTCTTTTGGAATCCGAAACGCCTGCAATGATGGCCGGGGCCGGATTGCTGGCAGCACCGTCACCGTATATCAGAGCATCAACAGGGACGCCGAAGTAGTCAGCGAGTTTCCTTATTGAATCAGCACGCGGGATTCGTCCGTTTTTCCAATTAGACAAATTCCCTTGACTAAAGCCAAGCTCGGTTATTACGTTTGTGATCTTTACGCCCCGAGCCTCGCAGAGCTTTAAAACATTGTCATAAAACATATATGGTTCTCCTTGACACACGCACGTTGTAGATGTTTTAATTGTTTTGTAAAATAAAATAAAAGGAGGATGCGACGATGAAAGCGGCGAAAACGCCGGGAAGCAAAAACGGGTATGCAATCGTCGGAAAAAACTGCGGAAGGGACAAAAGCGGCATATTCCGCTGCGTATGCGGAAAATGCAAGTCTAACACTTCAAAGCGATGAACGACGCTATGGCGGCGGCAACGGCAGCGACGGCAGATATAGCAGAAATAATCGTGTTCCAAACAAAACGTTTTTTATCCGTCCGCTCTTTTGACGCTGGTGTTTCAACCATCTGGTTTATCGTATCGACGCCTGGAATGTAATACCTTTTCTTATTGCTCATTTTTATATTATCCCCTTTGTGCAGCTCCGCTAATTGCGGGGCTGCTTTTTTGTGCGTCCGTACAAATGTTAACTTTGTGCGTATAAAATATTGCAAAACGCACGAAGTAAATGTATAATGCAATTTGTAAAAGCCATTGCACGAAAAAGGCAACAAAAAAACAGGCCTTAACGGAAAGGATTTCCGAAAAAGCTGCAAAACCGTATTGTGATTGCTGGCACTTTCACAATAATCTTTTTGCCGCAAAAAGTCAATGTTTTTTACAAAACGCAGACAAGGGGGTGATGGAAATTTACGAGCTTTTCCGCGGTAAGATCGCCGAGCAGAAGAAGCTGCGGCGGCTTACCAATGGCGACATTGCCAAGATGACGGGATACTCCGTCAGCACGATCAACGCATTCATGGCGGGCAACCGCGAGAATGACAAGATTGCCAACGCGATTGCAAAGGTGCTCGATATCGAGCGGTAACAACCGCCCGACATGGCGGAAATGAAAGGAACTGAAAAATGAAACAGACGATCACCACGGAAGAGGCCGAACGCTTCGAACGTATCATCTGGGCGCTCATTGAAAAGTATTTCGGCGTGACGGTCACGCCGCTGGATTTGCCCGATGATCGCCCCATGTAAGGACTGCGCCGAGCGCTTCGTCGGCTGTCACGCATCCTACCCCCGGTACGCAAAATTCAAGGCCGGATGCGAAGCTCGGCGGGAAGCGCGGACAAAGATGCACCCTATCGCCGATTACACGATCGACATTACCAAGCGAGTACAAAAAGCGGCCCACCGCCGCAGAAAGTAGGTGAAGAAATGCGCTGCAAAAAAAGTGACTGCTTCTCCTGCCCGTATCCCGATTGCATAAATGATTACGTAAAGCCGATTCAAAGACCGTCTGCTGAATCAGCACGACAGCAAATTGAAAAGCGTTCCGCGCTTATTGCCGAACGGCGAGCGTCTGGCGTTTGCACGTCCTGTGGCGGAAAAATCACCGACACACGTTTCCGAATGTGCGCGGCATGCCGGGAAAAAGCGCGTCGGTACAAAGAGCAGGAACTACGCAAAAAAGGGGTTAAGCCAAGAGAACTGCTTGACGGCGTAACGCTTTGCCAGAAATGCGGAAAGTTCCCACCCAGAGAGCCGTTCAGTCTCTGCGAGAGATGTTACAAAAGTTCTATAGAACACCTGGCAAAAACGCCGACGCACAACGGGAAGAAACCCGACACATTTTTTGCAAGATTCAACGAGGTTTTTTATGCAGACCAAAAGCAAGCAGCGCGTCCGTGACTTCGGCGAAGTGTTCACAGACCAGCGCGAAGTAAAGGCAATGTGCGATCTCATCCCCGACTGGTTCGGGAATGTCCTTGAACCGGCGTGCGGAACGGGAAACTTCCTTGTCGAGATTCTGTGCCGCAAGCTGGCCGCGGGGATGACGCAGCGCGAAGCGGCGGCAACCATGTTCGGTATCGACATCCAGCCGGACAACGTGCGCGAGACCATCGAACGGCTTTGCGCCATCGCTCCGGAAGGACGCGAAGAATTTGAAAAGAACATCGTGCAGGGCGATTTCCTGCACCCGCAGGGGATTTGGTTTTTGGAAGAGTACGCCGAAACCTTTGAGATGGAACAGCAGAAATACAAAAAACGAAAAAGGAAGGAAAAACAACCATGACAAAACGAAAGGCGACGTTCGCCACCACCGCGATCATGACGCTTCTGGCGCTTGTGATCTTCTTCGTCTGGAAATTCGGAAAATATAACGGCCTCGGCTTTGCCGTCATCGTGGGAATCTTCGCCGTCTACGGATTTTCGAGCCTCGCCGATGACTGCTGCCGCTGGCTGCAACTGCCGGACACGCTGATGCAGAAAGGAGGACGGCATTGAACGACACACGTTATACGGCCATCGCCGCCGCCCTTCGGGAAGAGTTCCCGAAAGCCAATAAGGGCACGGTGAGCATGGCGCTGCACACGAACGACTACGGCGTGAAGTTCTGCGCAAGGGCACAGGAGATTTACGACGCCGTGACGCAGCGCAAGCCACGCAGACCGCGCCGCGTTAAGCCCATCCGCTTACAGTGCCGCCTGACCGAAAGCACCGCACAGCGCGTTAAACAGGCGCTCGAGAGAAACGGCATTGCGTCGATGCAGACATTCCTTGAAACCCTCGTTCTCGCGTGGCTCGCACAGTCCGAAAGCTCTACCACATGGGCGGAAAAAGGCGAAAGCGCCGCCGGTGGAGATGACACCGACAGCGCTCTCGAAAGAAAAAACAACCATTACTCGCATGATACTACAAATCTCAAATAATGTCAATGGAGGCAAAATGAATGACACTCTACGAAATCGACAAGAGCATTGAGGCTCTCGTAAATGCGGTTGATCCCGATACGGGCGAGATCACGGTTGACAATGATGCGCTGGACGCTCTGCTGATGGAGCGGGACGCAAAGGTTGAGAACATCGCCTGTTGCATCAAGAACCTTACCGCCGACGCAAAGGCCCTCAAAGAAGAGGAAGCGGCTCTTTCCGCCCGCCGAAAGACAACCGAGAAGAAAGTCGAACGGCTGAAAGACTATCTTACATACGCCTTGCAGGGCGAGAAGTTCCAGACTGCAAAATGCGCCGTTTCGTTCCGCAAGTCCTCCGCAGTCGAAGTTGATGACTGCTTTGTTGAGTGGGCGCATACCTCCGGCAACGAAGACCTCCTTCGTTATAAACTGCCGGAGGTGGACAAGACCGCCATCAAAGCGCGGCTAACATCTGGCGAGGAAATCCCCTGCGCCCGGTTTGTACAGAATATGTCAATTGCGATTAAATAAAAGGAGCTTGAATAATGGAAGAACGCAAAGTCAACATCATGCTCAACGCCACCGCCGAGCTGAACCGAAAGGAAACGGACGACATTTACATCCCCATCCGGTCGAGCGAGTACAGAATGCTGATCACCGACCGTTACGAAATGGAAAAGAAACTCGAAGCGGAAAAAGACGATGCCACGCGCTGGGGTTCGGAAGCCTACCGCAGCGGGCTGAAAATCAAGGCGCTTGAAGCCGAGCTTGCCGATCTCCGGAAGAAGCTCGCGGAGGTAAAGGAGGCGGCGGAATGAGCGAGAACATGAGCATTTATAACGCCGTCCGGTCGGTGCCGAACGAAGCGATCAAGCCCATCAGCGCTGGACGCTTGAAAGGATTCAGCGACATTAACCCTATGTGGCGCATTAAGAAACTGACAGAAATGTTCGGCCCCTGCGGTGTTGGCTGGTGGTATGAAATCACCGACAAGCGAATCGTTGATGACAACATCACACAGCAGCGCGCGGTTTTCCTTGACATTCTTTTATTTTACGTCGATCCAGAAACCGGCGTTGCGTCTCACGGAATCCCCGGAACGGGCGGCAGCTCCCTTGTCGCTCAGGAAAAGAACGGGCCGTACCTCTCCGATGAGTGCTTCAAGATGGCTCTCACGGACGCCATCTCCGTTGCTTCTAAGGCGCTCGGCCTTGCGGCAGACATTTATTACGCCAAAGACCGAAGCAAGTATACCGCGCCGGGTGAAGCGGAAGATTACACCACCGCGCCGCCTCCGGCTGGGAATGCCGATCTTCCGATGATCTGCGCAGACTGCGGAGCAGAGATCAAGGATAATGTGCATGATTACAGCGTGAAATGGTACGGAAAACCGCTCTGCCGCGACTGTCAGAGAAAGAACCCGAGGTTGAAGAAGTGAAGGTCGATTCCGCCGTCTGGGAAGGCGGCTTCCTGAAGCTCCATACCGCTGACGTGGACGCGAGGCACTTTGCCTATGCGTTCACGCCGGGGGAATACGAGATCAAGGCAAAGAAGTCCCTCCGCAGTCTGGACGCAAACGCGCTTGCATGGGTTTTGATTGACAAGATCGCGGCGGCTACCGGCGTACCGAAAACGGAGGTATACCGGAACGCTGTCCACGACGTAGGCGGCAATTCCGAGATCGTGTGCGTCAAAGCGGAAGCCGCGCCGACACTCCGGAAAATCTGGGAATCGCGCGGGCTTGGCTGGCAGACGGAGGACGATATATCCAAGCTACCCGGCTGCGTGAACGTGATTCTCTACTATGGCTCGTCCACCTTCGATACCCGGCAGATGAGCCGCCTTATAGATAATTTGATTCAGGACGCGAAAGCCGTAGGGATAGAAACGCTCTCTGATAGGGAATTGAGCCTTTTATGCGAAAAGTGGGGTAATAAATGAAAGATCTTGCCGGAAAGCTTTTTGGTAGACTCGTAGCAATAGAGCCTATCGGAAGAGATAAGCACAAAAACGTAATTTGCCGTTGCGTCTGCGATTGCGGGAACCAGACGTTTGTGACGGCAGCTTTGTTAAAGAATAAAACGAGAAGTTGCGGATGTCTGAAGCTCGACTTGCTGAAAGAAAGAAGCACCTCCCACAACATGGCAAACACTAAGCTATACAAAGTATGGGCAGCTATCAAACAGCGGTGCACGAATCCTCAAAACAAACGCTTTAGCGATTACGGCGGCAGAGGCATCGAGATGTGCCCTGAATGGTTTGATTTCGAACCTTTCATGGAATGGGCAATGACGCATGGGTATTCTGATGGGCTTGAGATCGACCGGATAAATAATGATAGCGGTTATTACCCGGACAACTGCCGATTTGTTGACCTGAAAACAAATTCTCGTAATAAGCGCAACAGCCATTTCCTAACGTTCGCAGGAAACACCTACACAGTAAGCGAATGGGCAGAAAAACTGAATATGCCACCGAAAACGATTTATAAAAGGCTTGCAAGGGGATGGGACATTCCATCTGCGCTATTTCTTCCAAATGGATCTCGGTATAAGCCCATGCCGCCGGACAAGCTCGCCGCCCTGCTCAGTGAATGGGAGGCGAGGAAGAAAAAATGAAAGTCGAGCTCTTCAACGACAACTTCCAGAATTTCAAGAAGTACAACATACCGAAAGCGCAGCTTGTTATCGCGGACATCCCGTACAACCTCGGCGCGAACGCTTACGCCTCCAATCCGATGTGGTACGTCGGCGGCGACAACAAGAACGGCGAGAGCAAGAAAGCCGGAAAAGCGTTCTTTAATTCGGACGGCAACTTTAACATTGCCGAGTATTTTCACTTCTGCAACCGGCTCTTGAAAAAAGAGCCGAAGGAACGCGGCAAAGCCCCGGCAATGATCGTTTTCTGCGCATTTGAGCAAATCCCAACGGTCGTACAGTACGGGCAGAAATACGGATTTCAACATTCCTATCCACTTGTATTTATTAAAAACTATTCCGCGCAAGTCCTCAAGGCCAACATGAAGATCGTAGGCGCTACTGAATACGCCGTTGTCCTCTACCGGGACAAACTCCCGAAATTCAACAACGGCGGAAAGATGATATTCAACTGGTTCGAGTGGCGGCGGGACGGAAAACAGTATCCGAAAATACACCCAACGCAGAAGCCCGTGAATCTCCTAAAGCGTCTTATTGAGATCTTCACCGACCCCGGCGACGTTGTGATCGACCCGGTAGCGGGAAGCGGCGCGACACTTCGTGCTTGCATGGAAACAGGACGTAGCGGGTACGGCTTTGAGATCATGCGGGATATGTGCCGCAAGGCGCAGGAACAGATGCTCACCGTAGAGCTAGACGGCCAGATGACGATGGAGGGAATATGAAGCGGATATCTTCCAAGCGCGCTAAGGCGTGCGCCATTCCACAGGCAGTCAAAGAGCGCGTATGGGAACGCGATCATCATTGCTGCGTGTACTGCCACTCACTCAATGCAGCCCCGAATGCGCATTTCATCCGGCGATCACACAGCGGTGCGGGAATCGAAGAAAACATACTGACGCTATGCCCGGCGTGCCACTACCAATTTGACAGCGGCCCAAAAGAAGCGCGGGAGAAAATGTACCGATACTTCCGCGACTACCTGAAAATCTTCTATCCCGGCTGGGACGAACAAAATCTAATTTACCGAAAGGACAATACAAGATGGCAATGAACAGAATCCTCCTGCAAGGGAGGCTCACGAAGGATCCGGAAATCCGGCTGACGGCGAAAAATGACAAGGTAGCGCTTTTCAAGATTGCCGTTGACCGCGACTTCAACCGCGAAAAGACGGACTTCATCAACTGCGTTGCATTTAAGGCGACGGCGGCATTCATCGAAAGCTATTTCGGCAAGGGCGACATGATCCTTGTTGCGGGACGTTTGCAGATGCAGCAGTACACCGCCAAGGACGGCTCGAACCGCACGGTGGCAGAGGTCTTGACGGATAACGTCTGGTTCTGCGGCGGCAAGGGCAAGACCAAGGACGCTGCCACCGGCGCACAGCTCGCACCGGTCGAGGATGACGGACAGCTTCCGTTTTAACGGAGGCGCACAATGGCATTAGAGAGCTTCAATGCCTATCACAGCTACCTCGACACCATGGAAGCGCTGAATGACGCGGAGTGCGGGAGACTGTTCAGGGCGCTGCTTGAATACAGCGCGACCGGCGCAGCTCCGGAACTCCGCGGTAATGAACGCTTTGTCTTCCCCGGCATGAGGTCGCAGATCGATAGGGACATTGAGAAATACAACGCCAAATGCGCGCGAAACCGCGAGAACGGAGAAAAGGGTGGGGGGCATTCGACCCCGAACGCCCCCGAACGCCCCCGAACGCCCCCCAAGGACAAGGACAAGGACAAGGACAAAGACAAGGACAAAGACAAGGACATATCTTTCCCACTTAACGGTGTGAAAGATAGTGCGCGCGCGCACCGCCCAACCGTGGAAGAGGTTGCTGCCTATTGCCGGGAGCGCGGAAACAGCGTTGATGCCGAACGCTTTGTTGACTTCTACGCCTCCAAGGGCTGGAAAGTTGGCAATCAGCCCATGAAGGACTGGAAAGCCTGCGTCCGAACGTGGGAGAGGCGGGAAGACAAACCAAAACAAACCAGCCGCTTTGCGACACCAGACTATGACGCAATGGAGGACTTGCCATGCTGACAGAAGACGTTATCAACAGCATTGCCGAACGCGCGAAACGTAACAACCCCGCCATGCCGGAGGATTACATCGCCGCCGACGGCCTTCTCCATTGCGGCAAATGCGGCGAGCAGAAAGAATGCGCCATTGATGTCGGAGGAAAAGAGATCGTCGTCCGCTGCCTCTGCCGGTGCGGAGCGGAGGCGCGGAAGCAGACCGCCGAGGACGCTTTCCGGCGGCTCAACGAGGAACGCCGGGCAGAGTGGTTGCGTGGATACGAGGGCATGACCTTTGACAATTCCACGGGCAACCCGTCCATGTTCTTCGCCGAGAAGTTCATCCACCGCTGGACGGACATTCTGGAAAACGGCCTGTCGTTCACGCTCTCCGGCGCTGTCGGATGCGGCAAGACCTACGCTGCGGCGAGCATCGCCAACGAGCTTTTAGACCGGGGCTATCGCGTCTGGATGGTCTCAACTGTCAATTTGCTCGACCGGATGTTTGACGAGGCCGACATCATCCGCAACCGGCTGTCGACGTTTGAGCTTGTTGTGCTGGACGATTTCGGCGCAGAGCGCAACACGGAATACGCCGCCGAAAAGATGTTCCAGATCATCGACGACCGCATGAGATCGCGCCTGCCTACGATCATCACGACGAACATAGACATCACCCAGCCGACGGACAATCTGACATATCAGCGCATTTTCTCCCGCCTGAACGGGGAAGCGCCGCAGTTCCGCTGTAAGGGCGGTGATCTGCGAGCCGACAGGGGACGAGAAAAACGGCAGCTTGCAAACGAAATTCTGAAAGGGGATGGTTAACCGATGACTTACATCGGTATAGACCCCGGCAAGAACGGCGGCATTGCCATTCTGGACGGGGAGGAGGTACAGACGTTCCGGTATGACCGCGACACATACCGCTGTGTCCTATCCGATCTGCGCGGGGTAAAGGCGGTGTGCTGCTTGGAGCACGTCAGCGCCATGCCGGGGCAGGGGGTTACGTCCATGTTCCACTTCGGCGAGGGCTTCGGCTGGCTGCAAGGGATGCTCGAAGCATACGAGATCCCCTATGAGCTCGTCCGCCCGCAGAAGTGGAAGAAGGAATTTTCCGTCACGGAGGACAAGAACACGTCCATCGAGGTCTGCAAGCGGATCTTCCCCGGTGTGAATTTAATACCGCCGGGCTGCCGCAAGGAGCATGACGGAATGGCAGAATCTTTACTCATGGCCCTATACGCCAAGCGGAGGCTCGGATGAAACGAATTGACCTTACCGGGCAGCGCTTCGGACGCCTGACGGTCATACGATACGACCACTCCGAGCACACCGGCGCGCATTGGCTCTGCAAATGCGACTGCGGAAATGAGAAAGTAATTGCCGGTTATTCTCTGCGGAGCGGAAAAACAAAATCCTGCGGCTGCCTGAATTCCGAGGCTTCAATGGCAAAGCTCGAAAAGGCAAGGGCGGCTATAAAGGCACGACCGAGAAAAGACCTGACAGGTCAGCGGTTCGGGCGGCTCGTTGTCCTCGGTCTCGCCGATGTGCCGGACAGGAAGGGCTTCATTTTCTGGCGCGTCCGCTGCGACTGCGGAACGGAAAAGATCATCATGCAGAACAACATCATTTACGGGCAAACGCGATCCTGCGGCTGTCTCGCAAACGAAGTGAGAGCGGCCAGAGCCGAACACATGAGGCAGGGAAGAAAGCCGAAAAAAGCGCCTGTGGAAGTCAAGAAGCCAAAAAGCGAGAAAACCCCCGTCCGCAAAGCTTACCCAACAAGAACCGCCGCAGAGTTTTTCCGTTTCTCCAAAGCGCACGGATGCAGCGTGTGCGCGGACAGGAAGGACTGCGACATGACATTCTGCAAATACGAAAAGGAGCTGACATCGTGAACGAAAAACAGGAAAAGAAGCGCCGGTACAATCTGCGCCTTGAGTTTATCGCGCATTTCAACAAGTGGCTGGACAGCGAGCCGCCCCGGTGGCGCTTTATCCGCTGGCGCAAGTGGAAGAACAGCCGACCGGTGTGGGAGGACGCGGCATGACCTACGAAGAAGCAAAACGAATCCTGCACCCTGACACTACGCGGGAAGCGCTTGCCGAGATCGAGTTCTTAGGAGGTTTCAAAGGCAAGGAGAAAACGCGGAAGGCGGTAGACGAGGCTTGCCTTATGGCGTGTGAGGCGCTGGACAAGCAGATCCCGAAGACGCCGAACAGCGGCGTTGACAGAACATGGGGAATGCCCACGAAAGAAGCCATTTGTCCCGCGTGTGATTACGCCCTTGGGCATTGGGAATTTATAGGCGGCGGTGAAAAGATCACATACTGTGAGCACTGCGGACAGGCTATCACTTGGGAGGGCTGGGAATGGACAGATTGAAACCTTGCCCGTTCTGCGGGAAACCCGTGTCAATTGTCTACAACTCACTTGACAGGGTGTTCAAAGTTTATCACACATACGGCGATGATGAATACAACTGCTGCATCATCGACCCGATACTGATTGATGCAGTGTCACTCAAAGATGCGTCTGATGCATGGAACAGGAGGGCTGACAATGTCTGAATACACGAAAATTAAAACAGCGCGGACGATCATCTGCGAATTATGCAACGAGCTCTACCCAGACGATCCTTGCGAACCGGCAGACTGTGACTGGCTGCGGATGCTCGAAGAGGACACGCTTTCGTGCGACAACTGCAAATGGCTCGGCAAGCGTCACCAGAAGTGCTCCTGCTGCCTGAGAAATCACGGCATTAAAGACAACTATGAGGGGAAAACGCCATGACACACAAAGACTTTTCAACGATTCAGCGCATGTTAGGCTTCATCGAGGGTGCTATATTTGACCCCGACAAAAGCGTAAACTGCGGCATTCTCGACGCTATTGAAGTTATCGACGCAATTCTTGAAAAAGAAGTGCGGACGGATGGAGGCGATGACAATGGCTGAATACATAGACCGCGAAGCGGCGATCAAAGCAATCTATGATAGCGATCCTAACGGCATTCGCCGAACACTCGGGTTTAATGTGGGACAAATCGAAGAAGCGCTACGGGCTATCCCCACCGCTGACGTTGCGCCTGTACGACATGGGCGGTGGGCGTTGAATAAGAAATACGGCGATTATGAATGCTCCGAATGCGGGCAAGGGGACGTGAAGGCCATGGATTTTACGAACCTAAAAATGCGATACTGCCCCAACTGCGGGGCGAAGATGTACGGTGCGGAATGAACCGCCGAAAGGAGAAAACGATGGCTGAATACATAAAACGCGACGGGATGCTTCGTAAGTTCAACATTGATGACATGATGAACGTAAACGGAACGTTGATTTCTCTGCATGACGCGCGCGAGACGATTTCAAACTTTCCGGCCGCTGACGTTGCTCCTGTACGGCACGGAAAGTGGGTGCATTCTCGCTATGAAAACTGCTCTGAGCAGTTTGAAATGGTAAAGTGCTCGTGCTGCGGGCGTGAAGCTTATGCTATGGCGTTTTATGTGCGCGACGGGAATTACTGCCCAAACTGTGGAGCAAAGATGGACGGATGAAGAGTGGAGGGTGAAGAAAATGATTGATATCCACCAGACAATCAAGGCAGGAACAGAAAGCATCTGCCCAAGCTGCGATCATTATCTCGTTTGTCGAGCGGCTGGTAATCAACCTTGTGCAGAGTGCAACCAATATGCGCCAGTTGCACAGCACGGGAAATGGGTGTCGCTTGTCGTAAAACGGGAAGATTGGAAGGGCGTTTTGCATGATTTCTATCAGCCCTATAGTTGTTCCATCTGCCAGAACCCCAACACGTTTATGGGCGAGAGTGCGTTCTGTCCTCATTGCGGCGCAAGAATGGACGGAGAAAGGAAAGAAAATGGGAATGACTGACACAGAAAAGAAGATGGCGTTTCTATTGTCAACAAGTCCTTATCTTGATGTTTTAGATGGGTCATATGACAAAGCGGCAAAGGATTTGATTGCTAACGGTATTGCACCTGTTCGGCATGGACGGTGGGTAACGCACTATCGAAGCGGAACGACTGTTGCCGAGGGGTATGTATCAACGTGCTGCGATATGTGGAACAACCGTAAGAGCGATTTTTGCCCCAACTGCGGCGCAAGAATGGACGGTGCGGAATGAACAAGGAGCGGAAACGTGTGTGCTGCAATTGCGGTAACTGCATCCGATATCCAACAAAGGACGGAATCCGGTGCCGGTGCGAAATAGACGATCGTCACATTGGCTATTTGCAGTGCTTTGAACACTGGTGCAGACGGTGGAAAAGAGACAGAACGTGGGACGGTGAAGAAAATGGCTCGAAAGCGAGGTAGAAGCTGATGTTTGAAGAAAAAATCACCTGGCACGAGATCACGACGCGCCCGTTGACCGAAGAAGAAAAATCCGAGTATGCCGAGCGCGGATACGCTGATTATATAACTCCGGAATATATGTTCTCCTGCAAAATGCCGGAAGACGGGCAGGACATCCTTATCGCCACAAGCTGGGGCGTGTCGCAGGATATGTGCATGAGAGAAAGTGACGAGGCTGGAAACAACCTGTTTGTGCTTGATGAGCATGACGACTGGGACGGCGTGAAAGCATGGGCGGCTATGCCGCAGTATAAAGGCGGTGACGGCGATGCATAAACCCTGCTACGGCAAATGCCCCCGCTGTGTGTGGCGGATGAATGGGGGGTGTAGCGAATGGCAATGACGGATTTGGAACAGACCGCAATGGAGCGTCTGCGTCTTGCATCGCAAATGTCGTTGAAACTGTATAAGCAGCCGCTACTTCTGACCGACAGCGGCGGCAAAGATAGCGCCGTAATCTGTAAGCTCGCCGAAAATGCCGGAATCCCGTTTGAAATTTGCCATTCCCATACGACAGCGGACGCGCCAGAGACAGTATATCACGTCCGAAAACGCGCCAAAGAGTTCGAGGAAAAGGGCGTTGAGTACACGATAATTCTTCCAACATATCAAGGCAAACGCACGTCAATGTGGGATTTAATTCCCAAAAAGCTAATGCCGCCGACGCGAATTGCGCGGTACTGCTGCGCGGTCTTGAAAGAAACAGCAGGCAAAGACCGATTTGTAGTTACAGGTGTCCGGTGGGCAGAATCTACCCAAAGGGCGACAAACCGTGGGGCGCTGGAAGTACAAAATTCTGACCGAAAGAAAAGCCTAATCCTAAACAACGACAACGAGGAAGACCGACAGCTTTTTGAAAATTGCCAGATGAAAGGCAAACGGGTTTGCAATCCAATCATTGATTGGACGGATCGGGATGTGTGGGATTACCTTACCGATCAAAAGGTCGAGACGAACCCGCTTTACAACGAAGGCTTCTGCCGTGTTGGCTGCGTCGGGTGTCCAATGGCCGCGAAAGCCCGTTACGCAGAGTTTGCCAGATGGCCGGGTTTTCAGCGCAATTACATCCGCACTTTTGACCGGATGCTTGAAGCGCGAAAAGCTCGCGGGAAGACCGACGACATGCGCTGGGGAACGACCGGCGAAGATGTCTTTCACTGGTGGATGGAGGACGGCGTTCTTCCTGGACAAGCAAACATTTGGGAGGACTACGAAAATGCGCCTGATTGATGCAAAAGCCGAAGAATCGCAGGTCAAGACCGCATTCAAATACAATCCGGTCATTATGGGGCAGTTCTTACGTTGGATAAGGATGCAGGACACAGTTGCCGCTGTCCCAGTCTCCGAACTTCTCTCACTACGCGACAACCTGTACGAAGATAATCTTATCACGAGGCGGGGGCTGCGCAATCTCAATATGCTGATCGGCAAATATGAAGGAGGGAAAGACCATGCGCTTGATTGACGCAGAAAGCCCGCAGAACGGAATATACGTTTCCGATCTCGTAATCGAGGAAATGAAAAAAATTCCGACGGTCGATATTGACCGCCCCACCCGCAGCCAGTTTAAGAGAATGGCGGTGCAGCTTGGGTATGAGCCGGTGGTGCATTGCAAGGACTGCAAACACAGTTGGCAGGACATCGGCGGCTTGTGCTGCTCACACGGTGTTTGCGTTGATTGCACCGTGACGGATGACTTCTTCTGCGCGCACGGAGAAAGGAGAACCGATGAGCAGTAAATCCAAGCGCAAGCCGAGAGACGTATCAATGCACAAGGCCGTGTCCATTGCCATGACGATCTTCGTCTGGGCATGGATGTCCTGCTTCAATCCTACACAGGAGGACGTGAACCGCATGTCGGACGAGGTGCGCAACATCCGCGAGAGCGTGAACAGCAAGAACCTAAACATCTGGATGGTCAGAGACGCCATAAAGGACGAATTCGGGTGGGCGATATGACAAACTGCCCGAACTGCGGAGCGCCGATAACCGGGAGCGTGTGCGAGTATTGCGGAACAAGACACGGGATTACGGTCTTCGTTCCCGCGTCGCCCCCGCCGCAGATGCTCTGCGATACGCTCTTGCTTTCACGTCAAATGCAGCAATGCAGCAGTACGGAATTTGAAAATCTGCAAACGAGGCTCGCAAGAGAGGCCGCGAACGCTACGGAAATCCGCGCTTATAAATTCACACGATAAAAAGAAAAACGCGGTACAGCGCGTTTAACATTGAATGACGAGGTGAGAAAGTGAACGAACTCTGGAAAATGAAATGCAAGGCCGACCTCTTCAACCTACGGAAAAACGAGGCGGCGATCCAGTCCATACCGGAAGAGATCGACATGGAGCGCGACCGCATGACCGCCATCAAGAGCGCATCCACGGGAACGGCCCCGGTGCAGGGCGGCGGCACGTCGTACGAGGAACGCATGAACAACAGCATTTGCCTGATCGATCTTCTTTCTGACAATCTCCGCATTGCAGAAGCGGAGGTTCGGCTGACGAAGAAAGCCCTATCAACACTGACAGACGAGGAACAGCGCATTCTGGAAGTGCTGTACATCGACAAGCAGAAAAACGGTGTGCAGTGGCTTTGCGATGAGCTCGGCTGTGACGACAGCACCGTATGGCGCAAGGCGACCCGCGCATTGTCCGGCTACTGCACCGCTCGGCACGGGACGCGGTGAAAATGCGAGTTTTTTGCCAGTGACTTTTCAAAAATCCGTGGTATAATAGTAACATCCAAAGCCACGCAGAGACGCCGGACGATCACCGAGCGCCAAAGCGTGGCTTTTTGTTTTGGGCGAAGCCGAAAGGCGGGAAAGCCGTACGCAGCGGAGGGGCGGCGGAGATGGAAGTAATTACATTAGAGCTCGATGAGATAAAGCCGTATGCCAACAACACGAAAGAGCATCCGCAAGAGCAGATCGACGAGATCAAGGAATCCATCGCTCGGTATGGGATGAACGACCCTATCGCCGTATGGGGAAAAGCTAACACCATTGTAGAGGGGCACGGGAGATTTGAAGCCCTGCGGAAGATGGGGATAAAAGAAGCTCCATGTATCCGCCTCGACTATCTGACGGACAAGCAGCGCCGGGAGTATACCATCGCCCACAACAAGACCACGATGGACGGCGGCTTTGACAAGAACATGCTGTCCTTGGAGCTTCCGAGCCTTGACCTCGGTTTTCTCGGGTATAGAAAAGAATCGGAAGAAGAACATAGAGAGCGGCAAAGAGAAAACGCTTTAAATCTGCGGTTCAGGGTCGAAAACATTCTTAACCTTGGCAGGGCACAATTTGAAGGGGTCGGAGAATATGACATTCCGCAGCTTGACCCAGTATACGAACTGCCGAAAATTGATGAATGGATAGGATTCGATCATCTGTTCGACAAAAAAGACATGTCAGGGAAAGGCGTTCACTTTTTTGTCGATGACTATAAATTTGAAAGGCTGTGGAATAACCCAGATCGATACATTGATAGGTTGTCGCAGTGCGCGGCAGTGGCGACGCCTGACTTCTCGCCGTATTCCGATATGCCTTTTACGCTTCAGATTTACAACCATTACAGGAAGCATTGGATAGGGGCGTATTTGCAGATGCAGGGGCTGACGGTGATACCAACAATAAGGGCCAGCGCCGACCCTAGAAGTTTTTCTTGGTATTTGGACGGCGAACCACACGGCGGAATAGTTCTTATTTCTTCTATGTGGTCAAGTAGGAAGGATATACAGCCGCTGTTTGAGCGAGAATTTAACACAATGCGAGAAACTTTGAAACCGTGCAAAATTTTGATGTACGGCAAAATCCCGGAGGGATACGAAAACCTTGCCGAGAAGTTGCCGTTATCATTTGAGAGGAGAATTGAAATGCCAAAACCGACACGAGGCGGGGTTCGCGGGAGCGGGCGCGGAGTGAGTAGCGGCGCAATAAGCCTCCAGAATGCAACCACAGAACAGAAACGCATTATGGGAAATATTAAAAATGCCATTACAAAACGTCCTGAATCAGGAGACCTAAAATTTACAATGGATAAAAACGGCGTAGTGCGTTATACATACACAGAACGAAGAATCTATCACAAAGTCCATGCGAGCAAGATGGCGAGCCAGGAAAAAGATGATATTGTTGAAAGGACAACGCACCACAATGGTTATGTTTTTAAAGATGGGCTCAGAAAAGAAGACCGGCCTGAATCGTCCGAGACCCTTATAAGGAGGGGCAGATCGGGGAAGCGAAAGGGACGCTGGGTATAATGAGAAGCAGAGGAGCGTCAAGCGATACAGGCAAGCACCCATATGGCAGCGAGCATAAAACGCCGAGACAGGCTTTCGAGAGGTGAAAGAAAATGCCAAAACCAGGACGCGGGGGGAATAAAGGGTCTTCCCTTGGCGCTCGTAAATGGAAAGACACCGTTGATTATGCGCCGTATAAACATGGACAAATCACCCGAAAAGAAGCAGGGACGATTTATAAAGCGATAAAAGACGGGGAGATAACGGCAAAGCCGGAAACGACGAAAGCACTTTACGGCGCCACCGACGCTTACATTCGTTACGCCGATTCCCGGTACAGCCAAGACCGCCTGTATTACGATCTCGTATACAGCGCGACAAGACACTTGCTTAACGGCAGGACGAAAGAAGCGCAAAAAGATCTTAAATGGTGGGAAGATAGAAACATAGACGCGGCGACAAAGAAATCACCATGGTACAAGTAAAAAAAATAACAGTATGGCCGCGCTAAGCGGCTTTTTCATTTTCACGGGAGGGAGGGTATGCCACGCAATCCCAAGCAGGACGAAAACTTGATTCCGAACGAAAAGCGAACGCCGAGCGAACGCCGAGAAAATGCAAAAAAGGCGGGTATAGCCTCCGGGGAAGCTCGCAGGGCTAATAAGAGCCTTGCATCTCTCGCAAAGTCGATAGCGCAGCAGCCCGCGCCGGAAAAGCTCAAAAGCCAGATCACGCGTGCCGGTCTCGCCATTGATGACGAGGACATGACATGTAATGCAGCTATTGTAGCGGGCGTATACGGCAAGGCGATAAGCGGCGATGACAGAGCCGTTGACCGCTGGGAGACATGGACGAGCGAGGGCGCGGCAGAGGACAGACCCTGCAAAATACCCGCCGAGCTTATCGGCAAGGCGTTTGTTGATATAAACCGGCAGATCATCCCGAACAGGGATTACATCTTTGATGGTGGTCGTGCCGGTCTGAAATCGTCCTTTATATCTCTCAAGGTTCCTGAGCTTGTGGAAAACAATCCGACGATGCACGCCTGTATCGTCCGTAAGCAGACGAACACACTCAAAGACAGCGTATATTCGCAAATTCAATGGGCTATCAATGAGCTTGGTATAGCGGGAGACTTTGATTTTAAGGTTTCGCCTCTTGAAATCACGCTCAAAAAGACCGGACAGAAGATTTATTTCCGTGGGTGTGATGATCCTGTAAAGCTGAAATCCATAAAGCCGCCGTTTGGTCATATCGGTATTCTGTGGGTGGAAGAGCTTGACCAGCTTGCCGGAGCTGCGGAGCTGCGAAGCGTGAAGCAATCCATTCTCCGCGGCGGTGTTGATTCCTATTTCTTTGCGTCCTATAACCCGCCGAAGAGCCGCGCCAATTGGGTCAATCAGCAGATGCTTGAGCCGAACGAAAACCGGGTGCGGCATCACTCGACGTACCTTGAAGCGCCCCCCGAATGGCTTGGCACGGTGTTTCTCAACGACGCAGAACATCTCAAAGATGTCAACCCGGCGGCATATGAGCATGAATATCTCGGAATCCCGAACGGCGACGGCGGAAACGTATTTGACAACATCACAGCGCGGACGATCACGGATGATGAGATAGCGCGATTTGACCGGATATATCAGGGCGTGGACTTTGGCTGGTATCCTGATCCTTTCGCCTTTCTGCGTATGCATTATGACGTGGGGCATGAGACGTTGTATTTCATCGACGAACACCGGAGCAATAAGACGAGCAATGCGGATAATGCCGCATGGATAAAAGAGCACGGATACGATGACTTCCCTATTGTTTGCGACAGCGCAGAGCCTAAGAGCGTCGCTGATATGCGTGCAAGCGGCGTTGATGCAAGAGCGGCGATAAAAGGCCCCGGTAGTGTTGAATACGGTATGAAATGGCTTCAATGTCGCCGGATAGTCATTGACCCGGCGAGAACGCCGGAGGCATATAAAGAGTTTATCAACTATGAATACGAACGAGACAAAGACGGAAACGTAATCAGCGGGTATCCAGATAAAGACGACCACTTTATTTCTGCTGCAAGGTACGGAATGGAGCGGGCATTTAGACTGTATGGAGTGAAAGCATGAACATATACGAGGTTTTACGGGCGCGGGGATATACAACCGTGCCGGAAGAGTTTTACACTTACATTGAGAACTGGAAGAGCTGGTACGATGGGTATGTGAAACAGTTCCACCGTTACCGCATCTGGAACGGGATGAAGTACGTCCCCTGCCGCCTGTATTCTCTCGGTATGGCGAAAAAGGTTTGTGAGGACTGGGCGAACCTTTTGCTGAACGAAAAGTGCAAGATAACGCTTGAGGGGGAGAAAGAGCAGGCTTTCATCGATTCCGTTTTTGAGCGGAACAACTTCACCGTCAAGTCGAACGAGATGCAGGAGATCAAGGCGGCTCGCGGCACGGTTGCATACGTTCCGACGGTCGTTAATGCGTCTGTTGATGAGCAGACCGGCAAGGTGAACGGCAGCGGCGGGGAAATCCGCATTGACTATGTACCGGCTGACCTTATCCTTCCCCTTACATGGGAGAACGGCATTGTAACCGAATGCGCGTTTGGATCGCACAAGTCCATCAAAAAAGATTCGTACCTGTACATCTGCATCCACAAGCGAACGGACAAGGGCACATACGACATCGAAAACCTTTTGTATCGTGACACAAAGGGCAGCCTGTCGGAGGTGAAACTTGCCGATGTTCCGGGGTTTGAAAACGTCGCCCATGTCGTGCATACGCCGTTCACGCAGCGGATGTTCGTCATTGACCGGCTGAACATCGTCAATAACGTTGATGCAACCCTGCCGATGGGCATTTCGGTGTTTGCCAATGCCATAGATCAGCTAAAGGGCGTTGACTTGACATACGACAGCTATGTGAACGAGTTTCAGCTTGGCAAGAAGCGCGTTATGCTCAAACCGCAGGCAACAAAGGATTTCCACACGGGCGAGCCGCTGTTCGATACAAGCGACGTTGTGTTCTACGTTCTTCCCGCCGACGGGAAGGACGGCGAGATCATCAAAGAGATCAACATGAACCTTCGCACGGCGGAACACAACGCCGGTATTCAGGACATGCTTAATCTTCTGTCGAGCAAGTGCGGATTCGGCGAGAACCATTACAAATACGACAATGGCAACGTCTCCACAGCGACGCAGATTATAAGCGAAAACTCCGAGATGTTCCGTACGATTAAAAAGCACGAGATCATCCTTGAGGGCGTTCTCATTGAGCTGTGCCGCGTCTTGCTCCGAATGGGAAATGCTTACATGAACGCCGGTCTGGACGAGGACGTTGAGATCACGGTTGATTTCGACGATTCCATCATCGAGGACAAAGAATCGGAGTTTAACCGAGATGCGCGTATGGTGCAGATGGGGATCATGCAGCCGTATGAGTTTCGTATGCGTTATATGAACGAAGACGAGGCGACGGCAAAAGCCGCCCTGCCGAAGATGGAGGCGCTTGTATCGGGCGAAAATGAATGAAATACCCGATTACGCCGGAGTTCATGTACTCCCTGCCACTGCCTCTTATGCGGCTCTATCAGCGCTTAGAAGAACAAATCCTTGAGGACATTTGTTCCCGTGTAGCCATGACCGGCGAAATGACGGAGACGGCAATAGAGCATATACGGTCTTTGCAGCGGCGGGGATACGATTACAAGAAAATCAACGAGTATATCCGAAAAGCCCTAAAGCTCACGCAGAGCGAGTTTGACACCGTATGGAACAAGGCTGTCCAACGAAACCAGCAGTATTTTGATACGCTGATCGATGACAACCTCATTCTCGGCGAAAACAACTTCAATGCCGACCTGTTCATGCAGGAAATCAACGCCATTGAGATGCAGACGCTTGGAGAGCTGACGAACATTACCCGAAGCATGGGCTTTGCGTACCGAGCGCCGGACGGCACGGTAAAGGTCGATGATATAGGAAGGATGTACCAGCGCGTGCTTGACGATGCCTTGATGCGCGTGGAGAGCGGGCAGAGCTATAACGTGGCTATCCGTGACGCAACGAAGATGCTGACGGACAGCGGCTTGCAGTACGTTGACTATGAATCCGGTTGGCATAACCGTGTTGATGTTGCTGCCCGCAGAGCCGTTATGACGGGCGTTACCCAGCTTTCCCGGCAGTACACCGAGCAGACGGCGACGTTGCTTGACACGCCATACAGAGAGGTTACAGCGCACCGCGGAGCGCGTGATGGAGAGGGCAAAACGCCATGGGCGAGCCATAAGAAATGGCAGGGGCGCGTTTATTCCGTACGTATGGGCGATATTTACCCGTCTATATACGAGGTCTGCGGTCTCGGCGAGGTGGACGGCTTGTGCGGCGCTAACTGCCGCCATATGTACCACATCTGGATCGAGGGCGTTTCCGAGCGGACATATACTGATGAGGAATTAGAGAACATCGACCCGCCGCCTTTTGAGTTTGAGGGCAAGCAATACACCTTTTACGAGGCGACACAAAAACAAAGACAGGTTGAAGCGTCCCTGCGTAAAGTTAAACGTGAGCTAATAGCCGCCAAGGGGCGTGGAGATGATGAGGAGTATACCACAAAGGCTGTACGGTATCGTCGTCTCAACGAGGAATACGAGGCTTTCAGCAAGGCGGCTGGACTAAGGCCACAATACGAGCGAGGGAACATCACGGAGTTTGGGCCGAAAGAAGCGCGAGAGGCGAAGAAAGCAGCCGACAAATAAACTAACGATAAAAGCATAACAGAGAGCGCCGCCTGACCTTGTGGCGGGTACAGAAATAACGGTCTTGCTTTGGCATGGCTTCCTTCCTTTCCCCCTGTCTTGCCCCTGCGGAGGGGATACAAATACCGCGCCGCTACTGCTCAACAGCGGCCATGCATATATAAACATTCAAGGAGTTTGTCTCAACGGAGATAGGCTCCTTTTTTGTTTGCCGACGGGCATAAACGGAATACGCCGACGGGCGGAAAACGGAGGAAACATCATGGCAGAACCGAATACCAATCCCAACACCGCCGAGGGCGGGAACGAGGCTACTTTTACACAAGCCGAAGTAGATACCATCGTTGCAAAGCGTCTTGCGCGGGCAACCAAAGGAATGCCCACCGAGGAAGAAATGAACGCTTACAAGGCTTGGAAAGCCAATCAGCAGAGCGAAGCGGACAAGCTCAAGGGAATCGAGAAAGAGCGCGACACCGAAAAGGCGGCGCGGCTTGCAGCAGAAGCGAAGGTTACGCAGTTCGAGCGGGAAAAGTATCTGACCGCAAAGGGCGTCTCGGCTGATGAGCTGGAATTTTACTGCTTTAAGATCGGGCAGAAAGTGACGGACACGGTGAGCTTTGAAAAGGCAGCCGACGAGTTTCTGAAAGACCGAAAACCCGCCTCTGTGCGTGTGGATATGTCCGCGCACGTCGGCAACAGCGCCAACAGTGCTAATGGCACGAACGACGCTATGAACGCCCTTATTCGGGGCAAATTTAAATGAGAATTGCGAGGTAAACATAACTAATATGGCTACTAACATTGTAAACAGAACCGACCTTTCCGGGCTTATCCCGGAACCTGTCACCCGTGAGATCATCCAGGGTGTGACCGAGGGCAGCGCCGTCCTCCAGATGGGCCGCCGCCTCCCCAACATGACCAGCAAGACCCAGACGATGAACGTTCTGGACATGCTTCCCACTGCCTACTTCGTGAACGGCGACACCGGCATGAAGCAGACCACTAAGATGAAGTGGGACAAAAAGAAAATTTATGCCGAAGAGATCGCCGTTATCGTCCCCATTCCGGAGGCGGTGCTTGACGACGCCGACTATGACATCTGGGGTGAAGTCCGCCCGCGTCTCGTTGAGGCGTTCGGTAAGGTCATTGACGGCGCGATCCTGTTTGGCACGAACAAGCCCACCTCTTGGCGCGATAGCGTCCTTGAGACTTGCACGAAGGCTGGTTCCGTCGTGGCTGCGACGCCGTACATCTATGATGACCTTCTCGCCGAGGGCGGCGTGATCGCCAAGGTCGAAGAGAGCGGCTATCTCGTCAACGGCATTATGTCCGCTATCCAGATGCGCGCGAAACTGCGCGGTCTGAAAGACCTGAACGGCAATCCCATCTTCAAAACCGATATGCAGGGCGCGACGCCTTACGCGCTGGACGGCTCTCCTATGTACTTCCCGCGCAACGGCGCTTTTGACACTGCCAAGGCGCTTATGTTTGCCGGTGACTGGTCGGAGCTGGTGTACTCCATCCGTCAGGACATCACGTTCAAGATTTTCGATCAGGGCGTTGTGCAGGATCCTTCCGACAACTCCATCGTCTACAACCTCATGCAGAATGACATGGTCGCGCTGCGTGCGGTTATGCGTCTGGGCTGGGAAATCCCGAACCCGAAGACGGCGTACAACGATACCCTGTCGAAGTACTGCCCGTTCGCGGTGTACGCTCCCGCCGGTACGGTCAACACCGTTACCGTTACCCCGGCCACCGCTACCGTTGCTAAGGGCGCGAGCAAGGCGTTTGCCGCCGCTGTGACCGGCGATGGTGCGGTGTCTAACGGCGTGCTGTGGAGCGTTTCCGGCACGGCTGCTGTTAAGGCCGGAACGAAGATCGATGAGAACGGCACGCTGACCATCGCCTCCAACGAGACGAATACTGCGCTGACCGTTACCGCGACTTCCAAGCAGGACGGCACGAAGTCCGGCACGGCTGCCGTTACCGTGGGCTGATAAACCGGAGGGGCGCAGATGTACGCAACATACACGTTTTACACCGATACTTATTTCGGCAGCGCCCTGACGGAACAGGAATTTGCCCGCGCAGCAACGCGGGCAAGCTCCTTTATCGACTATTACACCGTGGGCAAGGCGAAAGACTACACGGGCACGGACAACGCGCTTGCTATGTGCTGCTGTGCGCTGGCGGAACAGTATCAAATTATTGAGAACGCAAAAGCGCAGAGCATGAGCGGCGGCGAGGTCAAGAGCCAGACCGTAGGCGCGTGGAGCAAAACATACGCGAGTGGCACGGAGACGGCGGAGGCCGCCCGAAAAACGCTGGAAAATATCGCCATGGATTATCTTGCGTGGACGGGGCTTTTGTACAGAGGGGGTAGACGATGTGTTTCCACATGTTGTCACGGTCTTTAACTCCTATGAGGACGACGACCTAAAGATGCACAACAGCATTACCGTCCTGCGTGGTGTGCTTCTGGACGTGTCCAAGGGAACAAACGTTGCAAAGACGGGTCTTGCCGACGCTGACGCCGCTACTCTTTACATCCCCTTTTCCGTTGATGCGGTCAGTACGACCGGCGACAAGAAAACGTATGTCGAGCCAAAAGCGTTCTATGCGGCGGCGGATCAACAGGGATTGTGGACACTGGACAGCGGCGGGCATAGCAATTCCACGTCCACCTACTTTGTCAAAGGCGAGGTCTCCGAAATGATGAGCCTTGCGCAGCTGCAAGAGAAATATGACTATGCGTTTGATGTGAGCACGGTTGATGTCCGTGATTTCGGCGGCGACATGATGCATTGGCAGGTCGGTGGCAAATGAGGATCACGCTAAAGATCAAGACCGTGAGCGGGGAAGACTTCAAATCCGCCTGTAAAGCGGCGGAGATCGTTGTTGCAACGCAAGCGCTGAAAGACACGATTCCCTTTGTCCCTGCGCTGACGGGCGTTTTCTCCAACATGGCGCGGACGGATGGAAACGAGATCGTCTATACCGGCGACCAAGCCCGATATCTGTATGAGGGCAAGGTCATGGTTGACGCCGCAACTGGTAAAGGCCCAATGAACATACCGTCTGTAGGATTGCGCTGGCACAAGGGCGCAACGCTCACGCCGACGGCGAAAGACCTTGTTTTCACGACGGACATGCACCCGCAAGCTCAATCCCATTGGATGGACGCATCCTACAAGAAAAACGGCGACAAGTGGGCGCGTGTCGCAGAAAAGGCGGTGATTTCGTCCCTTGGATGAACTGAAACCTAAAACCTTGGTGTCTGCGGAAGAAAATGCAGACGTGAGCCGCGCCGTGCGGCAATGGCTGAATACGTACCCGGATAAACCGCTTTCCAAGCTCGACTTTGAATGGTTGGGCGAGAAAAGCGGTTTATGCATATCTACCATTCAGGCGGCGTACAAAACCAAGCAGTTTATTGACGGATCGTATCAGGCGCAGTATCAATTCAAAATCATTTATCGCGTCCCGGCGAAGAACGCCGACGAGAGAATGAGCGCGGACGAGGTGCTGGATGCATACGGCGCGTGGGCGGAGGCGAACGTGGATAGTCTGACGATTGCGGACGGTATCCGCGTGCGCAAAGTCAAACGCGACACGGCGGCGGCTCTTTTTGCCCGATACGAAGGAGACGTAGAGGATCACCAGATCCTTTTAACTTTAATTTACGAGGTGATTTAACGAATGGCTGAATACACGTTTACCACTACTGCGGGGCAGACTGTGGCGCGTGAGCTGCTTCTCGCTTATCTGAATACCGGCACGAGTTCCGCTCCTGTTTGGTCGGTGATCGGCAAGCGCGTGGAGGACAGCTCCGAGGAATACGACTGGTCTACCGAGAGCAAGAAAGACATTCTCGGCGATACCTACGGCACGATGAAGAAGCCTGTCATTACGCAGTCTTTCGAGCCGTGCGAGCTGGACAGCGGCGACGCGGCGCAGCAGAAGATTTGGAAGCTCGCCGTTGTCGATCAGGACGCGATGGCGCTTGCGGCTATGGACATGCTCATCGTCCACACTTACGCTGGATTTGCCGAGCGCTACGAATCCTGCATGGTCGAGGTTACTGGTCTCGGCGGTGAGGGCGGCGGTAGCGTCGGTATGCCCATCAATGTAACCTATGGCGGCACGCGCACGAAGGGCACGGCCACGAAGGGCACTAGCGGCGCTATCGAGTTTACGCCGGAGACCTAATTTTCAGGAGGTTAAGCAATGCTTGAACTTAGACATGATACCGGAGTACAGGAAATCTCCATCAACGGAAAGGTGACGGTGTTGCTCAACCTCACCGACATTGACTTTATCGAGCGCGTTTTTAATGCGTTTGACGCGATGGACAAGCAGCAGGACAAATATCAGGCGATGCTCGCCGGGGAGAACGACGCGAAGAAAATCTTTGCTGCCGCCCGTGCGATGGACGGGGAGATGAGAGAGCTTATCAACGGGCTTTTTGGCTTTGATGTTTGCACTCCCCTGTATGGCACGATGAACACCTATGCGATGGCGGATGGTCTGCCCGTGTGGTGCAACCTGATGCTCTGCCTCATCGACAACATGAACGATACCTTTACGGCGGAAAAGAAAAAGACGAATCCGAAGCTGCAAAAGTATCTCGCAAAATTCAAGAAATGATCTACTCCCTGCCGATGTCGCTTGCCGTCGGCGGTGCAGACCATGCGATACGCTCGGACTACAGGGTTATTCTCGACCTCATAGAGGTTCTGAATGACCCTGATTTTTCCGATGCGGACAAGGCGGAGGCGACTATACAGACGATTTTCCCCGATTGGGAAAAACTGACGGACTATTCGGAGGCATTGGAGAAGTGCTTCTGGTTTATCGATCTCGGACAGCCGCACGGGAAGAAATCCGCCCGCCTTGTGGATTGGGAAAAGGACTTCCCGTATATCGTCGCGCCTGTCAACCGTGTGCTCGGCTACGAATGCCGCTCGGTCGAATATCTCCACTGGTGGACATTCATGGGTGCGTACATGGAGATCGGCGGGGACTGCGCATTCTCGCAGATTGTGTCGCTGCGCTCGAAACTTGCCAAAGGTAAAAAGCTCGAAAAATACGAGCGGGAATGGCTGCGGCAGAATCGGGACTTAGTAACGCTCCCGACGAAGTACACAGCAGAGGACGAAGAAATGTTGAAGAAATGGACGTGATGCGATGGCGACAGAACTTAGATTCCCGGTCGAAATAGACGCCGGGCAAGCCGCCAAAGAATTGGACAAACTCCAACGCGACATGGACAGGCTCAAAAAGAACATGGAGAGCGGCGAGGCGAAACGCGCACCCATCGTTGAACAGCTCAAACAGGCGCAGGACGAGGCGGCGCAGGCTTACGATAAGGTCGAAAAGCTGAAATCCTCATTGTCCGAGAGCGAGGCAAAAACCGCAATTAACGCCAACGCTGATCCGCAGACATGGATTGAGGAGACCCAGCGGCAGGCGGAAATCAAAGCGCAGCTTGCCGAGCAGGAAAAGATTCTCGCGGCGAAAGAGAAAGCCGCACAGCGGCTTGAAACGCAGGACGCGAAAATCGTTGACAAACTGAAACAGCAGACAGCGGAGCTGGAAGAACAGAAAAAAAGAGCCGGGGAGCTGACGCAGACAATCACCGATGCGTCCAAAGGCGCTGACATTAAGGCCGCAATGGAGGGGGCGCAGCAGTCCATCAAAAGCGGAATAAAGAATCTGCTCAAATATGGCATCGGTATCCGCTCGCTGTTCGTTCTTTTCCGAAAGCTAAAGCAATACACCATTGAAGCTGTAAAGGCTTATGCCGAGAACGACCCGGAGACGAAGAAAAGCATTAACGAACTGAAAGCGTCTTTGCAGGGGCTAAAGGCCTCATGGGGCGCTGCGTTTGCTCCAATTCTTACTGCGGTTATCCCGGTATTGCAGACGCTCATTGGCTGGATCACAAAGGCTGTGGACGCTATCGCGGCGTTCTTTGCGGCTCTTAGTGGGAAAAGCACATTCAAGCGGGCCATAACCAACACGGGAAAGTTGAGCGACAATCTATCCTCCGGCGCTGGCGCTGCAAAGGAAATGAAAAAGCAGCTCATGGGCATTGATACGCTGACCATTGCGCAGGATTCGTCCTCCGGCGGTGGCGGTGGCGGTTCCGGCAGTGGGTTCGAGTATGAGGACGTAGCGATTAGCGACAAGATCAAGAACAACCTCGGGCTTATCAAAAACCTGTTGGAAGGAATTGCGGCGCTTGCTATCGGTCTTGCGTTTGGAAAAACTGCCGCGAGTATTGCACTGATTGTTTTCGGCACTCTGGATTTGATTGATGCTTTTAAAAATTTCATCAACACCGGAAGCCTTACGAAAGACATGTGTGCGGAGATGGCAACCGGGTTTCTTAAAATCGGTATCGGGCTTGCCCTTCTCACCGGATCGTGGATACCGCTTGCAATCGGAGCGTTCCTTGCTCTCGGTTCATTCCTGTCCGGGTGGTGGGACGACATCACCGCGTTTTTCGACAAGATCAGCAGCATAGTAAACGGATGGTTCGACAATGCGCTGAAAACGCTTTCCGAAAAGGGCAACGTCCTTTCGCAAATATTCATTCTGCTTTACGGCGTCGTTCAGTATTCTTTTAACAATATCGTCGGCGCTATTCGCACGGCATTGTCATTTATAAAGGCGATCTTTGAAACGCTAGCCGCTGTTGTGTACGGTTTCGCCACAGGCGATTGGTCGGCGGCGCTTGACAAGATCAAGAGCGCGTGGATCGACGTATGGCTTGAAATCAAACGCTGGGGTGCGTCCCTTATCAACAGTATCCTTGGCACTGTGGAAGCATTTGTAAACGGCGTTATTACGATGTTCAATAACCTCGTCGGGGCGTTCAGCAGCGTTTTGCAATTCTTCGGTGGCGGCGGTATAAACTGGCGTGCAAGCTCTGTATCTATTCCGCGTCTCGCCAAGGGCGGCATCGTCAAAAAGGGCACTCCGTTTATTGCCGGCGAAGATGGCTCGGAGGCCGTCATTCCGCTTGAGAGAAACACGCAGTGGGTGTCGATGGTTGCGGACGGCATCGTTGACCGGATGACTGATAAGTTCGCCGGTTTGAGCATGAGAATGCCCGCCGTTGCTATGGGCGGTGTAGTGCCGCCTAATGCGTTTTCCTCCGGGTATGGGTATGGTATATCCCCAGAGTTGGAAAGTAAGCTGGACGCGCTTCTCGACCGTTTAACGTTGCGAGGCAACGAACAAATCAAACCGAGCGACGTTTACCTTGATAAGCGCAAGGTCGGCGAGATCATGTACACTTACAGCGAGGAACGGAACAGGGGGCGCGGCAAATGAAACTGATTGTCAACGGCGTGGATATGCTCCCATATCTGGACGGCGGCGGATATACCGTGACCAGAGAGGACGGCGACAGCTCGGACGCGGGGCGCACGATGGATTACACGATGCACCGGGCGAGGATCGCAACGAAATTCCGCATTGATGCAACGTTTAAGCCGCTGTACACCAAAGACGCCGAGATCGTTCTACCGGCGCTTATGCCGGAGTACGTCGAAGTAACCTACACGAATCCGTGGTTAAAGGGTACGCAAGTCACGACGATGTACAATAGCACCGGCAAGGCTACGGTCGATACATCTTTCGGTGATGGGAAAGAACGCTGGAACATTGATGCGCTCGCCCTTGTGGAGAGATGAGCCATGCAGAACACAAGCGCAATATACAAGGAAATCGTCGCCGGTACGCATTGGTTCGAGACCAAGCTCGTCATCGGCGACGAGTTTTATTTGATCGATGAGCACGCAGACTATATCACGTTTGGCGGGACAAGGATTTATTACGATTCCGATTCCGGCGGATATGGCGGGAACATGCTCAAAGAGGTCAAGACCACGCAGCACCTTTTCACGGACGATAAGCCGATGGTCGGGTGCTGTGTAGCCGCGGAAATCGATGTCACGATGGTAAAGCCGACGGCGACGATCAAGAGAATGTCCTCCATCAAGCCGTTTATCCGTGCTGTGAATGACACGAAGGAAAGCGAATGGCTACCAAAGGGCGTGTTCTATATCGATACACGCTCCGACGGAGAGAGCACGGACGAGATCGTATTCCACGGATACGACGCGATGTTAAAGGCCGAGAACGATTTTCCTGTGAATGGGGACATCGGCGAATGGCCCAAAACGGACATTGACGTTGTAAGCCTTATTGCTGGGCATATGGGCGTGGAGGTCGATCCACGCACGTTTGACATCATGCAGCGTGGGTATCCGGTGCAGTATCCCGGCGGATACGCTATGAGGGAAATCCTCGGATATATCGCGGCAATGTACGCGGGAAATTTCATCATGTCGGACGATGGAAAGCTCCGTCTTGTCCGGCTGAATGAGATCGGCATCGAGACACACTATCTCGTGGATAATGCCGGGTATGTCCTCACGTTCGGAGGTGACAGGATCCTTGTCTGAATCGGTTTTTATTGGTCGTAGCGCTTCCGGGTATACGACAACGCCGGAACTGCCGAAATACACCAAAGTCCGCATCAACGTTGACGACGATTCCTTCTATGAGGCCGGGAGCGGGGATAATGTCTTGGAGCTTGACTGCCCATGGGGTTCTCAACAGATGGCGAACGACATCTTAGAGAGCATCGGGGAGTTTGTCTATCGACCGTATGACACGGAATGGGCGAAGCTCGACCCTGCGGCAGAGCTTGGCGACGGCGTTACCATCAATGGTGTTTTCTCCGGCATCTATGTTAATGAGACCAATTTCTCAACGCTGATGGCGGCGCGTATCTCCGCACCGCAGGAGAATGCTGTTGACCATGAGTACCCATACAAATCCCCGACCGACCGGAAAACTACCCGGCAGTTTGCCGAGACGCGGGCAAGCCTTAGAGTTAATGCCGCGAGCATTCAGGCGGAGGTCACGGCCAGAGAAACGAGCGAAGCGGAAATGCGGGCGGCTTTGGAACTGCACGCGCAGGAGATCGCCGCGAGAGTGACGCAGACCGGCGGCAATTCCGTCTCTTTTGGTTGGTCGCTGACGGCGGACGGGTTTGTTCTGGAAAGCTCCGGGCAGGAAGTGTTCAGGGCTACGAAAGACGGTGTAGACATCACCGGCAAGATAACGGCAACATCCGGGTTCATTGGAAGCAAAGACAGCGGGTTTACCATCACACAGAACGCCATATATAACAAGCTGTCGGAACTGTACGGGACGGTGGACGGTGTGTACATCGGGACAGATGGCATCGCCCTCGGCGGCGGCAAATTCCGCGTAAACAGCTACGGTCAATTGTACGCAACAGACGGAACGTTTACCGGGAATGTCTATGCGAACAGGATACAGACCGGCGGCGACGCTGGAACAATTCAAGGCAGCCAGATAGGGTCTGGAACAATCACAACGGCGAATACCAATGGATACTTAAACGGCGGCGTTGCAAACGGGTATTTTGCTGGGGATGTTTTTTCCGGTGCTGCAACAGCGGCGGCGATGAACGCCTCCGCGGGATCCTTTTCTACCAACAAGGCTTTTCGCCTTTACGGGAAAACGGTAGTTGATAGCTCTTATACATTTACTGTTAACGGTGTAACACACCAGATCAAAGGATTGCGGCTCATTTAAGGAGGAAAAAGTGGACAAAATTATTTTTATGGACGGAAGTGAATACCCTTGCGCGTTCTGCGGCATTGCTACGGTTGGGCTGCTGTATGTCACGCTGACCGGCCTTTCATTCGTGGAAGCGGCGGCGATCTTCGGAGATGAGAAGAAAACGGCGAAAATCCGCTATGTAGCCGCAAACGGAGATGAGACGGTATTCGAGCATTACACGAAGTTTGAATATCTTGTCAATGAAACCGGCGGGCAGCGTGCGGCGCTACGGCAGAAGTACGCCAGCGAGGTTTAAGCATGGAAGAACTGAACAAAATCAAGGAGCTTCTCGGTACTCTCCGCGTCGATGGATGGGAGAATTTCGAGAAGCTCGTTTACATTAAGCTGCTTATTGAGAAATTGATGGCGGCGGAAACGAAGGAGGGCTAATCCTTGGCGGACAAAACAGTAGGCGAGCTTCCGAGAGCGTCAACCGTAACAACGACAGACCTATTCGTTATGGAACAGGCTGGACAGGCAAAGTCCCTGACCGGACAGGTGCTTATCAATGACCTCGCAACGGCTCTTGACGGACACGGCGGCATTAAGAGCATTACCCTAAACGATGATTACACCCTGACGTTCATCATGTCTGACGATACGGAGGTACAGACTACCTCGGTACGCGGCGCGACCGGCGCGAAGGGCGACAAGGGAACGGATGGTCGGGCAATTACGAGCGTTGTGAAAATCAGCACGTCCGGCCTTGTGGACACTTACAAAATCTCGTTCTCGGACAACACAAGCACCAACTTTACCGTGACAAACGGCTCATCCATCAAGAGCATTGCCAAAACCGGAACGAGCGGCTTGACTGACACCTACACCGTTACGCTCACGGACGGAACGACCTCCACGTTCAACGTAAAGAACGGCAACGGTATAGCGTCCATCACGCTGCAAAGCGGCACACACGCCGCCGGTACGACGGATACTTACAAAATCACGTTCGACAATGGGGAGTTTACCACATTCTCCGTCTACAACGGAATGAACGGCTCCGGCTCTGTCGTGACAGTAAACACTAAATCGCCGGACGCATTCGGCAATGTTACGTTAACCGGCGACGATATCCACGTTAGCGCAGATGATGAAACTACGATTCCGGATGCGATTGAAGCGAAACAGGCGGCGACAAAAGATCTTGCCGCAGAAGCGACGCTTGCGGACGGGGACTATTTCCCGTTCTACGATGTTTCCGTATCGCTGAATCGGAAAACCCCTTGGTCTAACATCGTGTCAAAAATCCGCTCGACCTTTAAGACCACGGCGCTGCCCGTCGATTCCGGCGGCACGGGCGCGACCACGGCGGCAGCGGCACGGACGAATCTCGGTGCGCTGTCCTCCGCCGCCGGAGCCGTCGGTGCTTCCAATCTTGCCGCTGACGCGGTGAAGCTGACGTTTACGAATACGTCTGTTGCGGCGTCGGCTTTTGCGCCCGACACCACCTATGCCGACTTTCCGTTCCGCGCCTCCGTGTCACTTGCAGGAGTTATGGGGACGATGGTTCCGGAAGTGGTTTTTGGAGCGGCTGATGCCGCGAGCGGGATATTTGCCCCCGTTGCCGAGAGCATAATCGGCGGCGTATATCTCTACGCTGCCGAAGTGCCAAGCGCCAATATCACGATTCCGACAATTATCTGCTGGAGGTGAGCGCATGATCGGAAGAACGAACTGCGGTGCGGGCGGCAGCGGGAGCGCTGCCGTAACCATCAACGCGCCGAAAAACAGCACCGTATCGTGGACAGGTACGGAAAGCGGCTCGGTTTCCATGGGAAGCCTAACACAGGCGAGCATTACGATGAAGCCGGGGACGTACAGTTTCGTGTGCAAGCTGACGGTAAATGGTGCGGAAACGACCATTTTTTCAAAGACCGCAGCGGTAACAAAAGGCGCGGTCGTGAATTTGTACCCGGACGGCGCTCTGTATTGGTATGGCATGACAATACACCCACTCATCGCAAGCGGAAACGTTGTGCCGACGTTAACGTATAACGCCAACAGTCTCCATATCGAAGCAAGACCAAGCGGCTACGACACATACTATTCTTATGCTCGCGCGGAAATAGACGTGACGTCTTACGTTTCCATGCACTGCATAGGCGTCAACGGAGCTAGGAACAATTGGCAATTCGGTATTGATGCTTCCAAACAAACTATTCCGTCGGCATACGGAGAAGCGACGCTGGACGTTGCGTCTCTGACCGGGACACAACCGGCTGGTTTGCAGGGAAACGTCAGAAATCCCGGCGCATCCGAGTGGACTTACAACGCGGACGTTTACGCCCTTTGGCTCGAATAAGAAGGAGGAAGAAACATGAACGGTATTGATATTTCCGGTTGGCAGGCTGGTATCGATCTCTCGAAAGTCCCGTGCGACTTCGTTATCTGCAAAGCAACGGGCGGCATCGGCGTGTCGATCACCGACTTCGACCGGCAGATCAAGCAGGCGCTTGAAAACGGTAAGCTTGCTGGCGCGTATCATTTCGCGCGAGATGGCTTTTCCGGCACGACGCCGGAGCAGGAAGCGAAATACTTTTTGAATAAGGTGAAGCCGTATATCGGGAAGATCGTCCTTGCGCTCGATTGGGAGGCGGATGCGGTCAAGCTCGGCGCGGCGTGGGCCAAGAGGTGGCTCGACTACGTTTACAAAGAAACGGGAATCCGTGCTTTGATCTATATGTCGAAGGGTGTTGCGTCATCCTCCGCGTGGGCGGAAGTTGCCAAAAACCATCCGCTGTGGATGGCGCAGTACGCCAACTACGAAAAACAGCATGGTTACAATGCTGACCCGTGGGGCGCGAAAACGTGCGGCAAGTGGGGAAATAACATCGCTATTCGTCAGTACACCTCTCAAGGTTATCTGGACGGATGGAAGAAAAATCTTGACCTGGATCTCGCGTACATTGACAAGGCGGAATGGGAGCGGCTTTGCGGTAAGGCCGCCGAACCGGATACGCCGGAAAAACCTGTCAGCACCGACCGCACGATCAACGTCACGGAGACGGCGCGAGAAGTCATCGCCGGGAAGTACGGAAACGGTCTTATCCGCCGGAACAAACTTGGTAAGCTGTTCGCCGACGCCGTGCAGGGCGAAGTGAACCGTATCCTCGGAGTAAAGTAGGAGAAATAAATGGAAATCATAAAGGCAATCATCACCGCATGCGGCGGGGCTGCCGTTGCTGGCATTTTCTCGCTGATCCTCGCCAACCGTAAGAATAACAACGAGATCGTGAAGCGGCTGGACGCCTTAGACGGCAAGCTCGTAAAGCACATCGAGGACGACGCCGCGTGCCGCGCGGACGAGGCGCGAAGCCGCATCCTCCGCTTCGGCGATGAGGTGCGGCAGGGCGTTCTTCACACCGCCGAGCATTGGGCGGACGTTCTTCGGGACGTTGACCGATACGAGGACTACTGCTCCGGCCACCCGCTGTACGAGAACAACCGCGCCGCAAATACCATTCAGCATCTTAACATCGTCTACGCCGGGCATCTCAAGAAAAACGATTTTTTGAAGTAAGGAGAATTTGCAATGAACGAAATCATCACTACCTACGGCATGGAAATCATCAAGTACATCATCCTCGCCATCTGCGGCATTGCCGCGTCTTACGCCGCGAAACTGTACGAAAAGTACGTCAACACCGATACCAAACGCAAGGTAGCGGCAACTACCGTTGCGTACATTGAACAGGTGTATAAGGATATCCACGGCGACGAGAAGCTGTCCCGCGCCATGGCTGTCGCTGCCTCCATGCTCGAACAGAAGGGCATCAAAACCACGGAAGACGAGCTTAAGGTGCTTCTCGAAGCCGCCGTTAAGGAAATGAACGATAAGTTCAAAGCCGCTTGACGGCAACAAAAATTTTGTAAACCGACACTACGGAAACATGAAAGAATCCGTAAAAACATTCTGCCGCATCAATGGCGTTGAGGTGTCTAAAAGCCTCACAGAGACACTTTTTGAAGCATACATGGAGAGTGTAGCCAATGACGACAGAGAGCCTCCTACGGAGTTTAACAACGCCGGGGACAAAAAATAAGCTGCAATTCCCGCGCGAGCTGCGCGAACAGTTTGAGCGGGACTGCGGCTTTACCGACGAGGAACTAAAAATCTTCCGCCTGCGGGCAAAGGGCATGAGCGTTTTGCAAATTTCTTTCGCCATGCAGACAGACAAGGAACTGTACGGCACAGAGAAAGTCGAGCGCCGTATACGGGCAATCAAGGACAAGATCGCCGCTGCAATCGAATGATGGGATTTTGAGGGATTTTTGAGGGCTAACCGATGGGTTAGCCCTCTTTTTTTGTGCGACAATGGGGGCAGAAAGGACGTGAAGCAATGGAAAACTACTACCAACAGCCACAGCAGTTTTACGGCGGATATCAGCGACAGCAGCCAATGCAGCAGATCGCTCCCGGATACGTCTGCAAGCCGGTCACTAGCCGCGAAGAGGCTATTGCCACGAGCACGGACTACTTTTCTCTCGGCGTCGTTATGCCGGATATCGGGCACGGCATGATCTACCTGAAACGCTTTAACCAGCAGACGGGGGCTTCCGACTTCTTTGATTTCAAGCTCTTCACACCGGAACAAGCTCCGGCTGTAGAGTACGCGACGAAAGCCGACCTTGACGCGCTGCGGGCGGAGCTGACAGCGAAAAAGCGCCGGAGGGTAGAAGACGATGATGAATAATCCTATTTTCAATTTGATAAGCCTCGCCCGTACCGGCGGAAACCCGATGATGCTAATGCAGCAGATGGCGGGACGTGATCCGCGAGCGCAACAGGCATTAAAGATGGTACAGGGCAAGACGCCCAACCAGCTCCGGCAGATGGCGGAGAACATGGCGAAAGAACGCGGAACGACCGTGGAGGAAATCGCCAAAGGTCTTGGGCTTAAATAAACATTCGCCTATCAGTTCCGGCATCTTGATTAAAAGCCGCTTCTCGAATGCAGCCGGGAGGCGCGCGCCCGGATGTAAATAAACTGATAGGAGTTTTTTCTATGGCAGACGATTTCATGAACGGCTTCCTTGCCGGACAGGGCGACAATAATCGAGGCGGTCTTTTCGGCGGCGACGGTTGGTGGGCTATAATCATCTTTGCGCTGATTTTTGGTTGGGGCAACGGCGGCTATGGATTTGGCGGCAATTCCGGCGGTGTAGCCGATGGCTATGTCCTTGCCTCCGACTTTGCGAACGTTGAGCGCAAGATCGACGCGGTGAACAACGGCGTTTGTGACGGCTTCTACGCGATGAACACTGGAATGCTTAACGGATTTGCCGGTGTGACGCAGGCCGTGACGAGCGGATTCTCCGCGGCGGAGCTTGCCCGATGCAATCAGCAGGCGGCGCTTATGCAGCAGCTCAACGCCATGCAGATGCAGAACCAGAACTGCTGCTGCGAGAACCGGCAGGCTATCGCACAGGTTCGCTATGACATGGCGACGCAGGCGTGCGATACCCGGAACACCATCCAGAACGTTGCCCGTGACATCACGGACAACCAGAACGCCGGAACCCGTGCTATCCTCGACTTCCTCACGCAGAGCAAGATCCAGACCCTTGAGGCGGACAATCAGGCGCTTCGGCTCGCAGCTTCGCAGAGCGCACAGAACGCGACGCTCATCAATGCGCTTCGCCCGTCGCCTATCCCCTCGTACAGTGTTGCAAACCCGTATTGCTGCAACACGAACACTTGCAGCGGCTGCGGCTACTGAACAAAAGATGATCGGGGCGGGAAATCCCGCCCCTGAAAGGAGTTAAAAATGGCTTGCAAACCCGTTTGTCAGCTTTGCAAAAGGCTGATTCTTAGTCAGACGATTACGTTTACCGGCGGGAATCTTGTTGTCAATTTACCAGACGGCAACTACTCCAACGGAGAAAAATACTGCATCGTTCTGGCACAGAGCATCCCAACGACGGCGACGATTAACGCGCCGGTCGTGTTCACCATTGGCGCGGGAACGGCGCAGTTCCCGCTGACGAATCGATGCTGCGCTCCCGTAACTGCGTGTGGTGTGCGAACTCGGACGAAGTACAGCACGATTGTAGTCACAAATGCCACGGGCGGCACGTTCCGAATGATCGGGAAACCGTGCTGCTCGCCGAGCAATGATCTTACCGCCATTAACGCGGAGACAGGAGCGACGACATGAGAGCGGACAGAATCAGACGCATCCGAGACTACCAGATGCAGAATAACCGTGACTACGAGCCGCAGGACAGATACCGCGACAGCCGAGGCCGCGAGCATTACAACAACGGGCGCTATGCCCCGCGCAATGACTACCGCGACGAATACACGGACTACTACGACGACCGCCGCCGAATTGGATTTTCTTACGAGCCGCGCATGGGCGAGAGCTACGGCGGGGAGTATGACCGCGGCTATGCCGGAGGGTACGACCGTATGACCCGCGAAATGGCGGACGAGTGGATGCGTGGCCTTGAGAACGAGGACGGCAGCAGGGGCGCTCATTGGAGCTACGAGCAGACCAAGAATCTTCTTGAGCAGAAGAAAATAGACTGCGATCCTATGGAGTTCTATGTAGCCATGAACATGCTGTACTCGGACTACTTCAAGGTGGCAAAGAAATTCAACGTCAACAACACGGAGTTCTACGCCGACCTTGCCGAAGCGTTTCTTTGCGACAAGGACGCGGACGAAAATAAGCTCGTTCGGTATTACGAGTGTATCGTCGAGTGAGCAAAGAAAAAAGGAGGGCCTTTCAGCCCTCCTCTTTTAATGCATTGATGATTATGTTTTCAATGTAATTTGTCAGCGTCCGGTTCTCCGCATCTGCGGCTTTTTGCAACTTCTCTTTCATCTCCGGCGTGAGGCGGATATTGACGCGCTCGGTCTTTGCCATTATTTTGCCTCCGAACTGTCGAAGCATCCATCAGTGGATCCGGCGCAGCCATAGGCTTTCCAGTCGATCGGGAGGTCTTCGTTTGCGATGCTCTGGTCGAGGTCTTCGCGATCAACGCGAAACACCCAGATGTGCCGCTGCTTGCGCTCGCGGTCTGTCAGGTAGTGCCACTGCTCGCGGGCGTCGTCGTTCGCCTCTTCCAGCGTCCGGAAAGCCTTTTCAAATACGTCCGGGTGACCGCCCGCGCCGCAGATCGGCTCGTCCTGCACGAGGTAAACGTGGTCAAGCTCCGTCCATTCGTGGGCGTTCTCTTTTGTGAACTCATTGGTTTTCAT